CATGAAACACAGCCCCAATGAAATCATGCAGATGGAGCCGATGCCGATGCGGCTTCGCGCCACGCCGAAAAGCTAGATCACCCTAGGAGATCTGTTTGACATCAAGCGCGGCCTTGCCACCGGTGACAACAGCTTCTTCATCATGGACCGTGGTCAGATCGAAGAGCGCGGCTTTCCGATGGAATGCTTCCAGCCTGTCCTGCCCGGGTCTCGCTTCATTCCTCAAGACGAAATCATGGCAGACGCGGGCGGCTTGCCACTCTTGTCCAAGCAGTTGTTCCTACTCGACACACGGCTCCCCGAAGATGAAATTGCAGTGCGCCACCCGGCGCTTCACGCGTATCTCGCGTCCGGAAAGACGGGTGAGACGCCCGTTGCGAGCCGCTATTTGTGCAAAAGGCGTAAGCCTTGGTACTCGCAGGAAAACAGGCCCGCGGCTCCCATAATTTGCACCTACATGGGGCGTAACAGGACAGGCTGGAAGCCATTCCGGTTCATTTTCAATCACTCAAATGCGACAGCGTGCAACACATTCTTGTTGCTGTACCCCAAACCGATTCTGACGCGCACAGCGCAGAAGAACCCCTTTGCCATTCGGCAAGCATGGGAATTCTTGAACGAAATTGATGCCGCCGAACTACTCGGTCATGGCCGCGTTTACGGTGGAGGACTGCACAAACTGGAACCGAAAGAGCTTCGAGGTTTTCCGGCGGAAGTCTTAGCGCGGCGGCTAGGCTTGGATCTTCCATATTCGGTCCTGCCAGACTTGTTTGGCCATCGAATAACGTAGCGGAAAATGCAAATCCATTCAAACTACCATTCCCGACCTTTCCCAACGGCTCTGATACCCCGGAGGCGCTGTAAATGAGACAATCCGCTCCATGCGGATGCTCCTCAATCGCCTTTTCGGCCTCACGCGCACGCGCGGCTTTGACGCTGCGGGTGGTGGTCGGCGTTGGGAGGGCGCGCGGACGGTTGATGGGCTGAACACATCGATCCTTGCAGGAGCGACCACGGCAGCGCGGCGGGCCGAGTTCCTGCCGTGGTCGCGCAGAACTGGATCACCCAAGGCAACGCCCTGCGGCTGGATTGGCTGAGCATTTGCCCACCCACTGGCACGGGCGTGAAGCTGCGTGGTGATGATTTATTCAACACACCACTCGACCAAGCGCAGATTGATTTCGAGAATGAAGGCGGAGAGACCTATATTTGCGGGAATCCGCCTTTCAAGGGAACCCGCAAGCAGGATACCCAAGAGAAGGACGACTTGGAGCGGGTGTTTGCCGGAATTACAAGCAAGTGGAAGAACGTCGACTACGTTGGCGCTTGGCGGATGAAGGCGGCTTTATACAACGATGCCTGCTACGCCCCCTTTTCCTTCGTGGCGACGAATAGCCTCTGCCAAGGGCAGCAAGTTCCGATCACTTGGGCGCTTATACTCGCGGGGAAAATTTATTCGTAAAGATCGGCGGGAAGTTTGTCAGGTTGCGCGAGAATGAACGCACGACCGCCGAACTTGTAATCGCGCAGCAACGCACCGCTCCCGATCTCTTGCAAGTCGCCTGTGTCGATCAATGATTGCACCGCTCGCTTTAGCGCGTCGGTTGCACCGCGTTTGTCCGCTGTGAATAGCGACATGGACGCGGTCTTTCGCTGTATGTACGCGTAAGGGATAACTTTGTCGTGGTGCATCTTCGGATTGGTCTTGTAACCTTTGACGGCATGAATGGGGCGCGTCGTGTAGTCTACCGCGTAGCGCAGAACAGTCCGTTGCTGTTTGTTTTCTTCTGCATTCTTGCCGATCTCGCCGCGCTGTAGTCGTCCAGTGATGGTCAGAATGTCGGCCAAGACCACATTATAGGCCCATTGCGCGCACTCTAGGTCGATCTCAGGGAAGTAGGGGTTTTTGCCCACAGCCACCTGTCCGGCCAGCTTTAGGGTCTTGACATGGGCGCGGTTCCAAAGGTCGCGAGTTGCTTCGTCTTCAATACTGTTGATAAGGTTTGTGGTAAGCTGTTCGACCTTGCGGAGAAAGTCTTTAGCTTCGTCTGTGTAGCCGATGTCGATTGTTTCGCCCTTGGCTTGCATATTTAAACTGTTGCTGGCGAGGTCAGCTAGGCGGGTTATCAATCCGACGTCTGGTTCGACGTTTAGGTGGTTTTCGTTCAAATCAGGGCGCGGGCCGGTGTACTCGATAAAAATGAAGCGCGGTAACAGCCCGTCAAGGATTAGTTTGTCGTCGATAGCGCTGTAGAACGTGCTAGGCGTACTTTCTCCGAGAATTGTCACGGCGGGGCTATGAACTAGCGCCGTGTTGTTCTCTTTCTGCGCGTAGTTAGTGCCGGACAGATTATCGTGCTTGCCTGACTTGTTGTACAGGTCGAGTAGTACCTTTTTCAGCATGATCTCGCTGCTACTGGCGCGGGGATTGGCGAGCTGTTGCATCTTCAGACCGAACTCGCCGACCACCGAGACAAAACAACGATGGTTCGGATCCGCGAGGGTCCTCAGCAATGCCTGTCCAGACGCGAACTCGGACGGACCGACAAAGCAGCTCGCAGCCGGTACGCTGGCACTGTTCGGCATCGCCACAGCCAAGGTATTGATTAGCTTGGAGATTCCCCGGTTGATCGCTTCTTTCCCGGTGCCGGTCGGAGCCAGCAGCAGAATATACAGATTCAGGCCGGTGCCGCTCACATTGTAGGGACGGCCACAGATACCGGCCATGAGGCCCATGGCGGCGGCAATGGCGATCTGCTTTACCGGGCGCGGTGACGAGTGAAAAATGTACCGGGTCAGGTCGCCCATAAGCCCCGGTGCCGGGTCGTAATCGGGGTTCAGCTTCCAGAGTGCTTCCAGTTCAGTCATGGCCTTCGCTTGGCGTTCTTCAGGCGACCCGCCGCCGCTTATGCCCTTGGGCGCGGGCAGCGACCCGGACGCCTCAGCGTCGGCGATCGCATCCTGTAAGCCCATGATGTCGACAGGCGGTAGCTGCCGGTCGAAGCTGCGGTGTATGAGCCGCGTCACATAGTCAGGCCGGTGCGCCTTCGGACGCTGGCCGAGTGGCGAGGCGTGGAAGATGCGCGTTATTTGATTGATATTCTGTGTATAGAACGCTACTATGTCAATAAATGCGAGGTCCGCTTCCGACTGTGAGGCGTACAGCCCTTGCCAATTCCCGTTTAATAGCTCTTGAAACTTCGGCCCGTTGGTCGCGGCCAAGGCCCGGTTGATAACCGTCTGGTCGTCTTCGGTCTGCGGCTGGCTGGCGGTCGTGTAATCGGTGCCCCCACCTGCGCTTATATTCATCATAGACCACAGTTTATTTGCTAGGTCTTGGCGCTCTCCGATCTCGGTCGTGTGTCCGAATACGCAACCAGTCATGGTCATGTAGCGTTCGGAGTCATAGATTTCGATGTCGCCGCGCTTCTGCCCCTGCGGGATTTGCGCCTTAATGATGACGTGCAGGCCGTTACCGGATGGGCTTTTCTCGCTGTAGCTGCCGAACTTCGTGTAGATGTCAAGCTGACGTTCAGCGGCTCTAGGGTCGCTAGTCTGGTCTAGGTCGACAAAGGTGTACGGGTCGCGCTTAGTCAGCACAAAACCGATACCGGAATAGCCGGAGCCTTCCATCGTTGCTGCCCACACTGCGTTGTCGAAGGTGGTCCAATGGTCCTGATTGGTGACGGACGCCGGGTAGCCAGTCATCGGATTGTACGGCACCTTTGTCGGCTTCTTGCCGCCCCGGTCTTCGTAGCGCCAGCAAATCCACTGCCGGTACGCCCGCATTTCTGCCGGGATATTGTTGTAGTTTACTTCCACGTCACGCCTTCCGAGTCAGCTAGTTTACGAAGTGCCAGGCGTACGACCTTGGCCCATGACATGCGCTCACCCAAGCGAGATTCGAGTGAATGTTTGAGCGCTATCAAGCAGCGGTTGTCTTCGTGTGTTAGCGTGACCGGAAGGCGGCTATGTATGGTGTTTTTCGACTCTTTGGCGGTTGCCATGGCACGCTTCCCTACGTGTTATATTGTACGCGTATTTCGCGTCCCCTGTGTGGGCATAAATGGCACATAAGAATTTTATAGTCAATGTATAAAAATACTGTTGACCTGTATAAAAAAGGCGTTATGGTCGCAGAAATAGACGGACAAAGCGCCACAGGGAGATAAACAGATGAACGACACGGTACAACCAACCGAAGAAGAACGCGACAAAGCTATCATGCTGTGGAACGCAGTAAAGACGCAGCTAACCACACTAAAAGAGCGCGAAGCGCTTTTACGCAAACAAGTTGTGAGTATGTGCTTCCAGTCGGCCAAGACAGGCACCAATCGTGTACCGTTGGGGCAGGGCTACGCGCTCAAAGCTGTTATTAAATACAATTATAAAGTGACTAAAAACGAGGCTGTTACGCCTCCCGACTACTCACATATTCCCGACGTATTGGCTAAACTGCCTGAACACTGCCGCGCAGAGATCATCCGGTGGTCGCCGTCGCTTAACGAGGCGCTGTATAAGAAGATGACCGCTGACGAGCAAAAGATCGTCAACGAGGTGCTTCTTATCACTGACGGTTCCAGCACGCTGGACCTCGAACCGCCGAAACAAAAAGCATAAGAATATCGCGGGGCTTAAAGGAAGAACACGCCAAACCTCAAATCCTTGGCGTGCCATGCTGGTTCGATTCCGGCCCCCGCGACCGCCTAACCAACACAGGAGAGCGAACCATGAACGGTAAGAAAGCAAAACGCTTACGGCGTGCTGCGGAGCAGGATACGATTGGCGCACCGTCAGTCCGCTACTTGCAGAACAAAAAGTCCAGTCAGACTATCCTGCACCCGGACTGCACCCGTCGCGTCTACAAAGACTACAAACAGGGGAAACGCCATGTCTCTTAACAGGCTAAAGATTATAGGTGACGAGATCCACTACAATGGGGAAGCCGTCGCCACCGTCACCGCAAAGACTAGCTCTAACCGCGACAACTTCGAGAACGCCCTGATTGCGGTTCACGAACAGGGCTGTGATTCTACTTACAAAGAAGGCTACGCGGCCGGTAAATCTGACGGCTATTCGTCAGGCTACGACGACGGTAAGGACTCAGCATAGTATGGCCCTCACCTTCGCCCCCGCCAAGTCGTTCTCGCAGCAGTTCGGCGTCAAAGCCATGATCTTCGGGCCTCCGGGGACCGGCAAAACACCGATCTGCAACACAGCTCCGCGCCCTATTCTTTGCGCGTCGGAACCCGGCCTACTGTCTATGCGCGGCAGCGACGTAATGACTTGCGAAGCCTACACTGCGGCGGACATCGCCGAGTTCTATCGCTGGCTTGCGTCCTCGCAGGAAGCCAAGCAGTTTGATACGGTCTGCGTCGATAGCATATCGCAGCAAGCCGAGATCATTCTACAGGACGAAATGCCCCGCCACAAAGACCCGCGCAAAGCCTACGGCGAGCTGTCTAAAACCATGATGAAGTACTTGGGCGACCTGTACTACACGCGCAACAAGCACACGTATTTAATCTGCAAACAGACCAGCAGACAAGAAAACGGTATCGATAAGCGGATGCCCTATTTTCCGGGTCAAGACCTAACTGTTAAGGTGCCTCACCTTTTCGACGAAATACTGCACCTCGACACGCACAACGTACCGCAGGTCGGGGCAGTAAAAGCATTCCGCTGCCACGGTGACTACGCCACCTTGGCGCGGGATAGAAGTGGTCGGTTAGCTGAATTTGAGCAGCCCGACCTAACCGTATTGTTTAACAAAATCACCCAAGGATAGCAGCATCATGTCACAAACAATGGACTATACTTTTGACGCCAACCAACACGAACCGGACGTAGGTTTCGACCCCGTCCCGGCTGGCGAATACCCCGTCGCAATCGACACCACCGAAGTCAAGGAACTCCGCGACGGCAAAGGCCACGCATTCGCTGTAGGCTTACTCATCACCAGCGGAGAGTTTCAAGGACGCCGCATCTTCATCCAGTACAACCTGTGGCATAATGACTCGCCCGAAGCCGTTCGTATTTCTCACGCTCAGCTCTCCGCGCTCTGTCATGTCATCGGCATCTTCCAAATCGACTTCCGCTCTGGCGGGCAGAACATCAAAGGTGCGCAGCTTCGCGTCACCGTGAGCAACGACGGCACGCGTAACAACGTGAAGTCCGTCAGCGATGTGAACGGCAATAAGCCGAGCCGTTCCGGTTCTGGTGCTGCTCCGGCCACCACGGCCCCTGTCGCTACCGCTACCCCACAGGGCGGCGGTTGGGGTCAGGCTCCGGCGCAGCAACCAGCCCCGGCGCAGCAGTACCAGCAAGCACCCGCTGCGCCGCAACAGCCTGTCCAGCCGCAACAACCACAGCAGCCCGCTCCGCAGCAGGGTTTCGCTGGTGGTCAGGCGACTGCCCCGGCTCAGCAGCAACAGGCACCGCAGCAGGCACCTTGGGGCCAGCAGCAACCGGCAGCTCAGCCAGCTCAGCCAGCTCAGCAGGCGCAGGCTCCGGCCCCCGGCGCTACCCCACCTTGGGGCGGTCAGCAGGGCTAAGGCAGCGGGAGGGCTTCGGCCCTCCCCTACCGCCGCTTATGTGGGGTACACCGGAGGAACGAGAACGGAAGCGACGCATCGACATAGCAGCATGGGCCTACGCCTATGAGATCGACAACGACCCGCTAGTCGACGACGCCACGTTTGACCGCGAATGTGAGTTGGTGAATTTATCAATACGCACAGGGAACAAGAAACTCGACGACTACTTCTGTAAACACTTTCAACCGCACACCGGCCAGTGGATACATAAACACCCGAACAAATCGGGAATAGCGCATATCGTCGAGCTAAAAAGAAAAGGGAAGCGTATGTCTGAAGACGCGCTATTCGGTCCCGGCGAGCAGAAGTTGCTGGCTGCGAAAATTAAAGACGATATAGATGCCTACACTGCGGCGATCTATGACGACGGACATCGTAAACATCTAGGCGGTTCCATGATCGGCGACGAGTGCTCGCGCAAGCTGTGGTATAGCTTCCGCTGGTGCCTGACGCCTGACTTCGTGAACACCAAAGGCGAGGACCACAAAGGCCGCTTGATGCGCCTGTTCAATCGTGGGCACAAGGAAGAAGACCGCTTTGTCGAATGGCTCCGGGGCATGGGATTTGAGGTCGAAGAAGTAGACCCGGAAACCGGCAAACAGTTCCGCATATCGGACGTCAACGGACACTTCGGCGGCTCACTCGACGGACGCGTGAAACTACCGGCGCAGTACGGCAATCTACCGATGATGCTCTTAGAGTTCAAGACGAGCAGCGACAGGTATTTCACCAAACTAGTACAGAACGGCGTGAAGGTCGAGAAGCCTGTCCACTTCGTGCAGATGTCAACCTATGGCGAGAAGTATACGCTGAAATACGCACTCTACATGGCGGTGAACAAAAATACCGACGAGATATACGTCGAAGTGGTCGAACTCGACTGGGAGGTCGGCAGGCGCTCAATCATCAAGGCAGGCCAGATCATTGGAGCCCAGACACCGCCTCCGAAACTGTCCGAGAACAGCGCCTACTTTAGCTGCAAATTCTGCGACTTCGCGTCGATCTGCCATGGTCAGGCGAGCTACGAAAAGAGCTGCCGAAGCTGCAAGTTCGCCTCGGCTGTCGAGGACAAACAGTGGCGTTGTGAGCACTTCGGCGTCATCCCCGACGAGTTCATCGCGAAGGGTTGCGACTCGTGGCAGGAGGCCCGATAATGGTGCAGGCTGTTGAAATAGGCAGGTTTATTAGTAAAGTGGATGCCGATGCTCTGCGCGACTACGCGGACATGATCGAGCGAGGCGAGATAACGCACTACGCGTTCACCGCTGAGCACAAAAACACCGCTTTCCTGTACTCTCACGCCTCTCCGAAACGGACCACACTGATCGGCCTGCTTTCGCACCACATACACGAACTAAACGCAGCATGGCAGGGTGAGTAAATGCAGCTCCGCGACTATCAGCAAGAGGCCGTAGACGCCACAATCAACTACTTCTACGAGAAGCAGGGCAACCCGGTCATCGCTATGCCCACAGGCACCGGCAAGTCGCTGGTTATCGCCGGGTTGATCGAGCGTATCATGCAGACATGGCCGGGGCAGCGCTTCCTCGCTCTGACGCACGTCAAAGAGTTGATCGAACAGAACGCCGCCAAGCTGCAACATTTCTGGCCGAGCGCCCCGATGGGGGTCTACTCGGCTGGCCTGAACCAGCGCGATACTGTCATGCCGATCATCTTCGGCGGATCCGGTAGCGTCGTGAACTGTGTCGAGGCGTTCGGTCGCCGCGACCTGCTGCTTATCGACGAGTGTCATTTGCTGTCGCCGAACACGAGCACGACCTACCAAAAGATCATCGCGCAGTTGCAGACGGTGAACCCGGCCTTAAAGGTGATCGGGCTGTCAGCGACCCCTTACCGGCTCGGTCAGGGCATGATTACTGACGACGGACTGTTCACCGACATCTGCTGCGACATGACCGGCGTCGACTCGTTCAACCGGTTCCTCGCTCAGGGCTACTTGGCTCCGCTGGTTCCCCGGCGCACACGAATCGAGCGGCAAAGCGATACATCACGCATGGGCCGCGCAGGGGACTTCTCAGGGGCATCGCTGGCCGCTGACGCAGCAGACAAGCAGATCACCTATCAAGCGCTCGTAGAAGCTTGTGAGGCCGGACAGGACCGCAACTCGTGGTTGGTCTTCGCCTCGACAGTCGAGGATGCGGATTTTATCGCCGAGACGCTGAACAGCTTCGGTATCAACTCGGCGGCGGTGCACTCTAAAATGCCGCGCAAGGAATGCGACGCCCACATCAAGGCGTTCAAGACCGGCGCTCTGCGTTGCCTCGTTAATATGGGCATCCTGACAACCGGATTCGACCATCCGCCGCTCGACTTAATCATCATGCTCCGACGCACAATGTCGCCCGGTCTGTGGGTACAAATGCTCGGTCGCGGCACCCGCCCGTCACCTGAGACGCACAAAGAAAACTGCCTCGTTCTGGACTTCGCCGGAAACACCCGCCGACTGGGCCCGATCAACGACCCGGTCATTCCACGCAAGAAGGGCGCAGGGGGCGCAGGGGGCGGAGACGCACCGGTACGCATCTGCGAGGAGTGCGGCACCTACAACCATACCAGCGCCCGCGAGTGCACCTTCTGCGGCGCTGAGTTCGAGTTCCAGTCGAAATTGGTGACGACCGCAGGGACGGACGAGTTGATTCGCAGCGACATACCGATAGTCGACCACTTCGACGTGCAACAGGTCATGTACTTTCTGCACGAGAAGAAAGGGTCCGCGCCGAGCATCCGGGTCACGTATAACTGCGTCGGGCATCGCTTCGACGAGTGGGTCTGTTTGGAGCAGCCGGGCTTTCCGGGCAAGAAGTCGCGGGACTGGTGGCGGCAGCGCTGCCCCGGCGACTACGTGCCAGAAACCACGTCCGAGGCACTACAGATCATCCAGCAGCTACGCGTACCGAATCGCATAAAAGTATGGGTCAACAAGAAATACCCGGAGGTGTTGGGATATGAGTACTAAGTTTCGCGATGGACTCCGAGAAGCGCCGAACGAGCTATTCAACACTGCTGTAGACGAGTTCCGGTCTAGCGTTATCGGCGCGTTCCGGGTCGCTATCGAGAACGGCGCGCAGAGGTCTTGCATAAACTGTGCCAATTTCGACGAACCGACCGAACAGTGTAGGAAATATAAACAACGACCGCCTGCCCGCGTGATTGCGTTAGGCTGTCCAGAATACGAGGACGAAGATGTCATCCCCTTCTGATAAGCTGTTCTGCACCGTCCTGACCGACGCGAGCTGGTGCCCACACGAGAAGGTGGCCGGTTGGGCTTGCTGGATTGTCTGCAACGACGAGCGCTACAAGCGGTTCGACGCGTTCTTTGAGAAGGTCGACACACCGGTCGAAGCAGAGATAAAGGCCATACTTAACGGACTGTTCATCGCACGCCGCGTGTTTAACGCCGACCGCTACCACGTAGTATCGGACTGCACGCAAGCAATGGCAGCACTTAAAGGCGAGTGGCCGACGGACAAATGGAAGTTAAAACTACTGGACATCATCGGTAGCGCTAGCGTATCGTACAAACACGTTAAAGCGCACACCAAGGCAACAGATAAACGTAGTTGGGTAAACAACTGGTGCGACTTTAACGCGAAAATAGCAATGCGTAGTATGCGGACCATACCAAGAGGGAAACAAGGTGGCTAAAAAGAAAGAGATTCCGAGCCTGCTGAAAGCGCTTGACTTTGTCGCTTTGGCTCAGCGTGACAAGGGCGCTCCGCATCAGACGCACGTTTCGCTCGAAAACGGCATGGCTATCGCCTTCGACGGCGTACTCGCAGCGGGCCATAAGATCGACGAGGCGCTAGTCGCCAGCCCGCATACCATGACGCTCGTCTCGGCCCTGCGGAAGTGCTCAGGCACTCTAGCGGTGACTCAGCTCGACAGTGGACGGCTGAGCATCAAATCCGGCAAGTTCCGGGCGCTGGTGCCCTGTGTGCCGGACGCCATAATCCAGCGGGTCGGACCTGACCAATTCGCCGGAGCCATGGACGAGCGCGTCAGGAACGGCCTAGACCTGCTGTCGCCGATCATTGTCGCGAACAGCCGGCGTGTCGTGACGGCCTCGGCCCTGCTGCGCGCCGGGACCGTAGTGGCAACAAACGGGCAGATGCTCTTGGAGTACTGGCATGGTCTTGATTTACCGCCGGGCCTCGTTATCCCCAAGGTATTTATTAACGCGTTAACTAGAGTTAAGAAACCGTTAACAGGCTTCGGCTTCTCAGATTCCAGCTTTACCGTGTTCTTCGACGACGAGAGCTGGCTTCGCACCCAACTGTACGTCGAGAAGTACGCCGATACTGATATGATCTTACAGCACGACCGCACCAAGGCATTGCCGCTGCCGGAGGGTTTCTTTGAGGCGCTGAACACAGTGCTACCGTTCATTGACGACCATCGGGTCCGGCTCAGAAAAGGTTGCCTACAGTCCCATGACAGCCCGGACGTCGGGGCGCGCTACGAGGTCGAGGGGCTGGACGCAGAAGTCACGGTGAACGCCAAAAACCTTAAGATGCTCGAAGGTCTGATCGACCGGATAGACCTTGTAGGTAAGAACAAAATTACTTTCTTCTACGGCAAGAATCTTCGCGGCTGTATGTCGCAGATAAGGGCGTGACATGGAAGACCCGAACGACGACTACCGCCACCCACCTACGACTATAGTTTTCGCTGTAGGGTCGGTAATTTTATTCATATTGACCATAATACACATCATCTTAGGAGCATAAACTGTGGGACACCTTCTGACTAAATGGAAAAAACTAAATGAGCTGCGGTTTACCGTAACCGACTATTTTAGACCACACGGGAATACCAGCGTGACAGCCCTAGCCCATCCGAAAACCGAGGACTAAAAGACCGTGTTCCTATTCGACGAAGAAGACCTCGGCACGCTAAAGAAGCGGGCGACGCTGAAGAAACCCCCGCCTGTTCCAGAAACAGGCTGGACACCGCCTGCGTCTTTCCCTAATCTGAGCGACGCTGTTGTGCTCGGTATTGATACCGAGACGAAAGAGCTTGACTTTGACCACGGCCCCGGATGGGGTCGCGGTCAAGGACACATCATCGGTTTCTCAGTATCCGCCGTCGACCGGCTCGGCAACCGGGGCAAATGGTATTTCCCTGTTCGTCACGAGTTCGAGCCGGAACACAACCTAGACCCGGAAACCTGCTTCCGCTGGCTAAAGACCGTCCTAGAGACGCCGCATATCCCCAAAGTTGGAGCCAACCTGTTGTACGACGTCGGCTGGTTGACAGAAGAAAACATCTTCGTACAGGGGGAGATGCACGACGTCCAATTCGCCGAGGCGCTCCTGCACGAGGAAGGGTTTGTCGGCCTAGACTATCTCGGTCAGAAGTATTGCGGCACCGGCAAGGAAACCAACCTGCTTTACGAATGGCTAGGCGAGGCGTACGACGCCAAGAACGAAGCTGCTATCAAGTCGAATTTCTACCGGGCACCGCCCCGGCTTGTTGGTGCCTACGGTGAGGAAGACGCCGACCTTCCGTTGCGCGTTCTGGATAAGCAGTGGCCGCTCCTGTTGGAACAAGGCTTGATGGAAGTCTACCGCATGGAATGCGATCTCATACCGCTATTGACGCGTATGCGGATGACCGGCGTGAACATCGACATGCCTGCTGCTGAGCGCCTATACGGCGAGCTTGCCTTCGACCTGTCGCAGCTCAATGGCAAGCTGTACGACATGACCGGCGTGCATTGCAACGTGAACAGCGGCGACGACCTCGCCAAAGTGTTCGACAAATTCAACCTGAAATATCCGAAGACAGCAGCGGGCAACCCTAGCTTCCAGAAAGACTTCCTGAAGGGCGTCGAGCATCCTGTCGCGGACCTCATACGCGATATTCGCGAGCACGAGAAGATGCGCGGCACGTTCATTCGGTCATACCTGCTAGAGAGCAATGTGAAAGGGCGCATTCACTGCCAATTCCACCCCCTGCGTGGGGATGCTGGCGGCACCCGGTCGGGGCGCTTCAGCTCTGACAAACCGAACCTACAGAATATCCCGGCCCGGTCGGCCCTTGGCAAGCGTGTCCGTAACCTGTTTATCCCTGACGACGGCGACATCGCATGGGAGAAAGACGACTACTCGCAGATCGAGTACAGGATGCTGGCGCACCGAGCAATCGGCCCCGGCAGTGACGAGGTCCGGGCACAGTACAACGATGACCCGAAGACCGACTACCACGAGCTGACACAAAAGCTCGTCTTGATGATCGCTAAAATGATGATCGACCGCAAGCCGATCAAGAACATTAACTTCGGCCTGCTGTACGGCATGGGCGAGCGTAAGCTAGCCCGTCAGATCGGCGTCGTTATGAGCAAGGCCAAGGAAATCTTTAAGGCGTACCATGCGGGCAACCCGTACGTGAAAGCCACCATGGACGACTCGTCAACCATGGCGCAGAACAACGGCTATGTGACCACCATTCTCGGTCGCCGCAGCCGGTTCAATATGTGGGAGCCTCGGAACATCAACTATAACGACCGGGCTGGCGCTCTGCCCTACCATGCGGCAATCAGAGAGTTCGGCGTCGACATTATCCGGGCTAATACCCACAAGGCGATCAATCGCGAGCTTCAGGGCAGCGCCGCCGATATGATTAAAAAAGGTATGTTGCAGTGCTACAAGGACGGCGTGTTCGATGTCACCGGCGTACCGAAGCTACAGGTGCATGACGAGCTGGACTTCAGTGTCAAACCCGATAGCCCGCAACAGCAAGAAGCGTACCGGTATATGCGGCATATTATGGAAACTTGCATCCCGTTACGCGTGCCGGTCATCGTTGACTTCGACCGCGCTGACAACTGGGGTCTATGTGGCTAGGGCAACGAGCCACTTGAACAGGCGAACCAGATCATCCACCAACAGAAGCGTCGCTAACTGGGTAAAGAAGGCCGCAGGGAGGATAATGGCGATGCCTGTGGCGATCTCGACCTTCTCCCGCGCTTCGGCTCCTAGCACGTTAAAATCCTTGCTTGTGTCCCATTCGATTTCGCCTTTGAGGTTGGTCGCGGCCACCTTCTTAGTCGCGTACGGGCTGACCAACACTGTAGGCAGGCAAAGCAGCGGCGTTAAAACGAGGGGATGGAAGCCGAACTCGTACCAAAAAGCGGCAATACTGAACAATACCATCGGCACCAGCTCCGGCAGATAGCCGAGGGCACATGCCCGCAGACCTTCTTTCGTTAGCGGGCCGGTTATCATGTCCAATTCATTCCGGGCTTCGTCCCCGGAGCGCAGAAGATAGAATACGAGGGTCAGTGTCAAAGGCGAGGCGATGGTCTGGTCGATCTGACCAGCGAGGAAGTACACCAGTGCCGCCTGCAACCCCATCATGATTCCATTGCGGACCCATCGGGAGGTGTGCCCCCGGCCTGTCGCCCAACTGTTGAATGCGGCCAGCAGGCCAGCTACGAGTGCGATAATAAAAAGCGATAGGGTCATGGCCGGTTCCTTGGTTATGGAGTCGCGTAAGGCCACTCGGTTGTTATGTCGTATGCTTCAATAGCTTCTACCGTTTCAAGGGCTTCGATCTCGATTTTATGATACCGTTCAATGCTCCGGCAGCGTTGTGTATGGTTGAAGATTTCATCGTCGATTTCGACTAGCCTATCGTGGTTCGCATCTAGGTAGTCACCGTTACGACCCTTCCAGCCGATCACCTTACCCGCATGGCGGGGACGTTTCGTAGCGGCAATGGCGGTGCCAAGCGCGGCGGCTGACATAGGGTCAGAGTCGAACACGATACCGTCTACCGTCACGCCAGCTTCGATCACCGAGTCGCGGTACTGTTTCAGCCGGGACAGGCGGTTGCGTCGGGCGTGTTCTAGGGGCGCGGCGGTCATACGGAAAGCAGCAGTGCTGCCAGTCTGCCGGTTTCGCTCGCGATGTTGTAATTGCTACCTACAATTAATACGCTACGGAGCGACTTAGTGTAAAGTGCGGCTTTTATTTGAAAAGAATCAGCGCCGGGGGCGAGTGCGGGAAAATCGCCCGCCTCTAGTCCGTAAGGTAAACCATTAGCAGCCACCCCCAGCTTAACAACGGTTCCGGCGACTTGCGCGAAAACGGACCCCTGATCGCCGGTTCGGTACGCGGCTGTTAGAGATATTGCGCTGCCGGGGTTGCCGAGCCTCGATCTGCGCTCACGAAAACCGGAAACAGCCACAGCTTCGGTACTGACTGTCAGTGTTGTACCATCAAAATCATATTTATGAAACGTATTCGACGAATCGTTGGCCCCGCCAGAAGACGCTACGTAAAACAACCCGTCAGCGCCGTCGTAACCTACACTATAGTTTGTGTTTTGCGTGGGTAGGAGCCTAACGCTTAAGTGCGTTATACTAACGGTGTCCGTAGCCAAATCAAACTCAATTTTAGCCGCAACTTGGCCTCGATCTGCGGTGGTGGACGTTTTATTGTGAATTACGCAGAGCAGTGTATCGCTGCCGGAAACCTTGTGTAGTAGCGGCGACGAGCTCGCGGCTTGAAAGCCAACGTAGCTTGTTATGTTGTATGTGCTTGACGTCGCACGGATAACCATGCTGCTCCCTGACAACTCAATAATGTACGCAGTACACGCGCCTGAGCTGTTATGGTTGAAAAGAACATAAACCCCTGACGACACTTTATACATTACGCTACCGTTGCGCACCGCGCCAGTGCCGGTAAAGCCCATGGAAGCGTTCACGTACTCCGTGGCCACGCCAGTGGTGTCGTCGATGATGACTATTGCCAACTCGTCGTTGTACCCAACCACAAATTCGTTAGTCGTACCTACTATACGGCTTCTGTGCGACGTACTGCTGGTATTCAGGAAGCCTCCTAAATCTAAGTTGTGTGCCGCCAATACAGGCGTAGCCCCACTCCATTTAATGGTTAGGTACCCAATAGGGTCGGCGGCATAACTACTTACGAAGGAAAACCACAAATCATCGGCTAGCGCAAAACTGTCGTAAAAGTTGTAAGGACAGTCAGCCGAGCCGTCGGGTATAAGCTCAAACAGTGTGTCAGTAACCGGGCCTGCCGCCCACGCTTCAACAGGAAACGATACGCCCCCTGCCGGTGTCAGATCAAATAGCATACCCATTAGATGTTATATCCCATATGTGCGTCGAGCCAGATTTCTAGGTTCTCTGCGGCGCTACCGTTGGCGCGTGTTAGCGTTAATTTGTCGCCGCGAGCGAAGTCAATATAGGCGTTGCCGCCGTCCAGCACTTCGGTTTCAGTCGGTGTCGTTGTGGCCGCTACCGTCGTCAGCCCGCCGATAGCGACGCCGTTCTTCAACAGAGTTACGTCGATAGTTCCCGCACCTAGTAGCGCGTCGATAGCGTACAGTCGGGTCGCTTCGCGGAAGGTGACGACATGCACATCGGCCTCGTTCGGGACGGTGCCCCGGACCACGATAGAATCACTGTAGGCACGCAGCCCGACTTTCTTTTGATCGAAGATGACCGGCGTGTTGCCGAGCACCGCAAATCCCCATTTTCCCGCGCCTATGCGGTACATACCGGAGTTGCTTTCGCTAAGGAACTGCGCGGCGCAACTGGTTGCGTTGTTGTTTTCCAGATAGAGCTTAGTGAACAGCCCCGGCGCACGCCCGCCTGAGCCGATGGTCGTATTGCCGATGATTCCGCCAGTGATTGTCACATTGTCTGCGGCCTGCGTTGCCATTGAGCCAAGCTCGTCAATGGTCATGGTCGTCTTGACCCACTCAGCTTCGGTAGGCGCGGCGTTTAGGCAACGGAAGACCTCGCTAGTAGCGGTGTTTATCCAGATCGAGTTGACAGCAAATTCTGTACCGATACCTGCCGTATCTACCGAGTCGTTGTCGGGCGTCGGGTCAGTTGTGGCATCGTTTTTCTTCGGTGCGAGCGAGTCGGCTATCGTGTTGATGTCTGTGATATTATCCGCGACAATCGTGATGTTCGTGTTGTTCGCGCCAACCAGGGTTACGGTGGCCGAGATACCGGCAACGGTTACGATGTCGTCGGATATATCAGCTACAGTCGTGACTTCTGCCGTGTTGACGGCTGCGAGACTGGCAGCAGCGTCGTCTGCGCTCGTCTGTGCGTTGGTGGCCGAGGTGGCAGCAGCCGTCGCCATGTCCGCGACAGCGGGCGCGACGGTCGATATATCGTTGGTGGTGCGCTTCCAGTTACCTTCAAATCCGGTATCCGGGTTGGCGCGGTAGCCGATACCGCCGAGGCCGTACGGATTGGTCGACGCGTCGTAGTTGTCGCCGTTATACTCAGCAAGCCGTGTGAGGGCTGTCAGTACGTCCGAAGTGTATGTGACCATTAGAGTAACCGCTTAAAGTTGAAAGGCACCGTATCACGCCGCCAATGTGCGTAGGTATTTAACGATATATCTGCATTTTTAGCAAGGAAAGAGTGCCGCAGTGCGTTAAGCTTATCGGTTGGGTCCGGGGACCACCAGAACGGCGTATGTTTGTCCGTACGTCGCGTGAACTCGTAGAAGATTCCGAGAGCATCTTCGCGGGATATGGGACCGGAGTTGCCTACAAACCGGTCATCCGGCACGTTGGCCTGCGCGTATTCAGTACCGCCGCCTGCCTGCACCACTTTTGTCCGCGACGCAGTACCGTATTGTGCGCCGTACTGGAAGTTCAGCGGCAGGTAGACGCCTTGGGCGATCTCGCAAATACCGCATTGAACATAACCATCCGGGTTGAACTCGTCGTCAATCTCGACCTCAATCGCAATACCGACCGGGTCGTTATCCAGATAGAAGCCTTTCTCGATGTGTCGATTCTCGGTGTCAAGCTCTGTCGCGATGCGGTCCCACGCGTTGCCTGAGTCCCACGAGGCAGACGGGTTGTTCAGATCGTAAACCGCGTCCCACCACGCCAGCCAGCCGGTAGTGTGACCCAGGTCGGTTCGAGCGCTATCGCGGTATATATTAATCTTCACACGAGCATTCGGCTTCGAGAAATTGGCGTTCGCCAGCCCGACCACACTGATAGGCCGCTGCGCGTCAAGCGTCGCATAAAACTTGGTGTTGACGGGTGTCAGATCGGCACTACGCCATACCCGCGACAAGTCGTTATCCTTCAGATTGGTAGGCGAGTAACCGGCGGCGCTCGCGCCGTCAGCCGCGAAGGTCGCACGACTGCGCCAACTCTTATCACCTATGAAACCTTTGTCTTCCATTAACCAACCCCTAAGACTTGCAACGCGATACTGCCTGCTCTAACATCGCTTTTAGTGTACGTGACAAAACATTGATAGCCGGTCGTCATGTTAAAGCGCCGATGATATACGTCAACTAGGACGCCGGGGCGAAACTTACTGACAGTAGCGGGCGTTGCTTGAATGTCAATGTCGTATCGCCGGACCTTTCGATTTACGATGCTCGCAAGAGCGCCCCGGATAGCTTCGGCATCGACTCGTGAATGAACCAGCGTGTCGAATGTGATTTCGTCGGCGTTCGCGTATTGCAGTGCAATACCGGCATCCGTCACGGCGTCGGTGACACGCCACTCGGTAGAATACTTCTTCTTTTCTTCGTCGGTCAGTCCGGTCGCAAGTGCGCTGACGTCTTGATAGCCCCAACGCCGTCCGAAGCGCACGCGCACTGTCTTCGTCGGTACGCCTTTACCGTCCGTAATCGGTACAGGGCGCATTGAGACGATGTTCACGTCGTTGTCCCCGGCATAGATGCCTACACTGAACTCCTTCAGGCTCGCGACCGCTGACCCGACAGCTGTAGGCACAAAGCCAAACCGGTACACGCCGAGCTGGTCAGGCACGCACCACGCGAGAACCGACCGCAGGAACGCATTGCACACGTCGCGGGCTGTCTCGTCCTGTGTCGTATAACCGACCACAAAAGGGCGTTCGGCGTCGAGCGCTTCCAGCTCTGTTATGTTGATTGTGGACACCGTTTCGCCGATGTCTTCCAGTATGGTACGTACAATAGCCCCGGCATAGTTTGCGGCATCTGTGGCACCAATCGTAACGTCGAGCCGGACGGCCCCGTCAATCGAATTGGAGCCGCCAAACTTGATAAGGCTCTCGGCCAGACAGGTCGCGTAGACGCCGCTGGTCAGGCTGGCAGCTACCAAGCTGGCTGCGTCTGCGTAATCAGGCGTAGTATGCGGCACCCATGTTGCAGCGCCCCGGACCCGGACAGCTCGAAGCGCGTGAGTCGCCACCCGCGAACCGGTCCTATCGAAGTTCCAGCCGTAAATGCGCTGTGAGCCGTTTAGGAGCGTCGGGACGAGATCATCCATCACGCCCCATGTCCGTTGCTTGCGCTGGCCTCCTATGTCGTCCTGTGTGCCTTCCAGCCCGGTCGCACCGTCGTTGGTCCCGGCATAGAGTCCGTCGCTGACGGGAAGGTCCAGATTCTTTGTCTTATCCTGCCAGCCGATTTCGCCCGTCTCGACGCCTATCAGCGCGTTGCTGGCGATGCCTGTGGCGATCACCTCGAAGTCTTCGTAAGCATCATTCTCGTCGCCGAGAAGCAGCTTGGCGGGCTGACCGAAACCAGCCTCGTCGAGCCAGTCCCACGCCCCGTCAATCGCGGCAAAAGATACAATGCCGGGGTCAATCCGGCCTAGACCGAAAGCTAGGCGTTCTGGATAGATGCTGCGTGTGAAGACAGCCCCGATCTCGTTGTCCATGACGACCGGCGCATAGTACCCCGGCGCACTTGGATGATTGTAGCCCGGACCATAAGACATACGCACCGGCTCAGATGTCGCAGCGTCCGTCTTGGCGGTTGTTTCGTACAAGTAAACGTCCATTAGCCCCACCGCTCTAGCGCCATGTCGCGAGACACCGCCTCGCTGGCATTAACCGCCCGTTGTTGCAGTGCGATAAGCTGGTCGCCCATCGCTGCCGTGACGCGAGTCAGGCCGACGATTTTGTCGCTAATATCATCCAACTTCTCGTTCGAGATTTGCGACGGGAGCTGGCCGGTCTGGTTCATGTAGTTTAGGTTCGCGTCGCCGATGCTGCGAGCACTGGACGGCTGGAAGACGAACTCTTTGTCGGACAGGAAGGCGAGGTTGTTGTCGTTACCCGGACGACCGCGCACCCAACCACCACCCGCGTAGCCAGCCAGACCAGCCGAGCGCAGAATGTCCATGAGCTGCGATGATGCCGCGCCGTTGTCTGCGAGGAACTTGGATGCCCGTTCGTCGCCGAAGGTGCCAGTGAAACCGACCGAGCGAATCAAAGCCATAGCCTCGGTATCCGTCATGGCACCGGCAGAGATTGCGCGGCGCATGATGTTGTTCGGATTGGACGCGCTGAAGCTGCCCGGACTGAAACTACCAGTCACGTAGTCGGCCTTGGTCTCAGCCAGACCATTTTCGAGCATCTTCTGTAGCAGCTCGACCTGCGTAGCGGCAGACTCGGCGATCTCCATTTGCAGTTCCATCTGGCGCTGCGCGACGGTTCGCGTCTCGGTCGCCAAGTCAAGCGCTATTTTCTGGTCCTGAGCATAGCGCAGACCACCGGCAGTCACTTCCTCGGAAAGCTTCAGGAACTCCGGCAACACCTGCGCCAGTTCGCGCTGAGCTTCGCTGTCGCCGAGCTTAGCCTTCAGGCCGAGATTGGTGACATAGTCGCGCAGATTGTTCAGGTTATCGACCGGCGCGTCCTGCGTGAACTTGCCGTACTTCATCTCGTAAATGAGCGTGTCAAATGTGCCTACAATAGATTCGTACTGACGAGCCAGTTGGGTCGCTGTCTTCAGGCGGTCATTCTCGGCCTTCAAGGCTTCCTGCTGCGCGATGTTGTTCTCAGCCAGTAGCATTTGCAGCTCGGTCTGGTAGCGCAGTTCTACGAGCTTCGTATCACCGCCTACGATAGCCGCGTCTTTGAGCGCCTGTTCACGCCACTGGTCGAGCGCGGCATAGGCTTCAAAGCCCGGAGCCATTTTGCTAAAGATGCCGGTACGCATGGAGGCGTCGAAACCTTTACGCAGGTCGTCGAACGCCTTCTCGCGCATTTCGGCAAGCTTCTGTTCACTCAGACCAAGGCGCTTGACAATCGGGATAGCATCATCGAACGACTCAGTCAGCGCGTTGAACGCTTTCTCGATCTCGCTGACAACCTCGACCTTCTTGCCCATGTTCTCAAATGCGTAGGCAAAGCTCAAATCGCTGAGCGCCTTTTCGAGCGCGTCTTCGCCCGCGCCCCAGTCGATATTGGACATGGCGGTCTTCATGGACTCACTCAGGTTTTCACCGGCCATGGCAGCGAAGTCGTCGGTGATCGCTTTGACGACTTCGTTGGCCGACGAGAAGGTCTTACGCTTCAGCTCGCCGCTCTCGTCGAAGTCGAACGCGCCGTCCTTGCTCATAGCGTAGCCGAGGCCGTCGCGCTTGCCGACTGCGATGTTTAGTTCTTCGCCTTTAGCGCCAAGCATGTTCGCGATACCTGACGTGATGGTCGTCAGCGACGTCACAGCGTCGTAGTTCTCTTGGCTGAACTTCTTACCCTTCAGGCCGTCGCGATACATGATCTCGCCCGATGCGATGTCGACGGTGCCGGTCTGTAGTTTGCTTGACGGCTTCTTGTTGAACAGCGAGCCGAGGCCGCCACCGAGGAAGGAGCCGAGCAGTGCCAGCGCGGCAGTAATCGGGTTAGTCATGGCGAGGCCAAGACCGGCACCCGCGAGAAGACCGCCGCCGACACCCCCGGCCATAGAGCCGAATGTCGTACCCATGCCCTGACCGAAGACCTGACCCGCGCCCCAACTACCGAGCGCACCAGCCGCCATATTGAGCGGATTGATCGCGCCGGACAGGCCGTTATTGACGCCAGTTCCGAGCGGAGCCGGACCCATCTGCGGCAGTACCGGACCATAAGCGCCGACGCCGGTCGGCAGCAGCGGACCTTGGATTGGAGCTACGGAACCGATACCCATTGACATACCGATGTCGTCGATAAAGCTGCCGACCCCGGACGCTGCGCTGAACAGAGGCTTGGTCGCGCCGGACAGCAGGCTTTTCACGCTGCCGATGTTGGACAGGCTGTCGAGGCTGAAGCCGCCCGACCCACCGCCACCGAGCTGTCCGGTCACGGCCTGAATAGCTTGGTCGCCGACACCCGTCGTCCGACCTACCGACTGCACAATCGGAATAATGATCGGGTTCGCCAAAGCGAGTACAGCCATGCGGGCCAGCATGTCCTTAAACAGATCTTTGACTGACCCGATAACGTCGGACAGCCCGCCCTTGCCGTCTAGGATATTGCGGAAGGCCGTGTAGAACGAGTCGGTGATACCTTCTGCCGTTTCCTCAAAGATCTCGGCCATAGGGTTGACGCCTTCGCGCAACTGCTCGATCTTCTTGTTCAAGACTACGAGGTCAGCGCTCGTCTTCGCGTACGGGCGATACTTCTCTAGCTCGGCAATCTCGCGATTGACCTTCTGTATTGGAAGTAGTGTGTCTTCGCTCAGCTCTTTGAACTTCTCGGCAGCGACGGCCTGTAGTTCAAGCTGCTTGACATTTTCGATCTGCTGGCGTTGCGCTTTGTTCAGCTTACCGTATTCGGCTTCCAGCTCTTTGACACGCGTGGTCACGGCGAAGGTGGCGCGCTCTAGCTCATTCATACCTACAGAAGCCTTGCGGGCCGCTGCGTCGCGTTCCATCCCGTTAAGAATGTCCTGTAGCTTCTTGGCGCGAGCAAGCTGCTCTTTAGTTGGCGGTAGGGCTTTGACGTTCTTCAGTACAGCGTTGGCGAACTTCTCGATGTAGTCCGTCGAGTACGTCTCTTGCATCGTAGTTTTGAGCGCGGCCAGTAGCTCGCCCGACTCGGTCAGGTCTTGCTTGTACGTGCTGAGGTCGATCAACTTGATCGGCTCTTGTCCGGCCAGACTCCGCAGCTCGTTCACTGTCGAGAGCAGCCCGTTAATGGAGTCCTCGCCGAACTGTATGATGTCGTTATACAACATCTTAAATATGTTTGACAGATGCGTACCGACCTCTTTAGCGATCTCGACGATAGCTTTGGCCACGAATACTTGGGTCGCGATAAAGAAGTTCAGCATCCCTTTGAACGTCTTGTATAGATGCGCCCCTACAGCCGATATGTCGTCCTGCGTTATACCGATTGCCTCGCCTATGCCCGACAGCGCGTTGCCGAGTTCCTGCTTAACAGTCCGCCACGTGGCCGACGCAATCTGTCCGAAGGTGTAAGTCGTCTTACCCGCACTATTGATCTCGTGCTGTAATAGGGCGACACCCCCGGCCAGCGCGGCCATAGAGGCCAGCAACGGCGCGAATGGTTTGGCGAAGACAACAAGCGCTTTCGCGGTCCCCTTCAGCATCCCCATAACGCCTGTTCCGGGTCCGAACACGGTCGCAATCTGCGACCCCTGCTGCAAGAAGACCGTCATCGGCTTCTGCCCGGAGGCGAGAGACACACCAATATCGTTGATCTGGTAAATAAGGTTCTGCGTGGCCTGAGTCTGCTGACGCGCCGACCGGGACGCGGCCTGCCCTAAATTATTGGCCCTATTTTGACGGTTGTTGACGGTATTCTGTGCCGCCGCCTGCTTGGCCTGAGCCGAGGCGAGGCGAGTCGCAGCTAATTCTTGGTCGATAGCCGCCTTTTTGACGCGCTGAGCGGCCTGTTCTTGACCCGCGCTGGTCCGAGCTGCCTGAGCGGCAAGTCGCTCCTGTGCGAGCGCCGCTTTGGCGCTGGACGCGGCATGGGCGTCGAGGGCTTTCTTTGTCCGGGCAGTCTCGGTCGCCTGCCGCTGCTGATTGAGCGCGACCTTGGCAGCAGACTCGGCCTGCTTCATGTTAGCAAGCTGCGACCGGGCCGTCGCATTGGTCGCCTGCGTTTGGGCGCGGACAAGACGCGACTGTGCCGCAGTCAGTTTATCGACCGCAGCAGTGTTGACAGTGCTCAGCGACTTACGCAGGGCTTCTACGTTCGTGTGGGCAGTCCGGGCAGACTTGGCGATGTCGTTTAAGCGCCGCGAGACGTTCGGCGAGACTTTATCGTTAATCTCAATATCAATGCGTTCTTCGGTCACTTCCCTCGCGCCTTTCTGGCTTTAATTCTGCCTACAAGTACGGCCTGCTCGACGAAGCCTGCCGGAGCTTGGCGTGACGAGCCTCTATTCAGCTCAGTAATATACGGTGCATTGTTGGATATGTAAATCGGTTCGCCGGGGCTTTTGCCTTTTAGCGCAGACATGCCTGCGGCCATGGCGTCAGACAGGCTTGCGCCACGCGTCGAGCCTTTAGCGCCGGGGTTGTAGGCCGGACGGAACAGACGGGTAGGCTTACCTATGCTCACCTGCCAGTTGGACATGGCGGTCGAGACGTCAACGGGGGTACTGATTAAGATCTGTTGGAGCACAGCCTTAGCCGTATCGACGGCGATTTCGCTGCTGCGCTTCGCCTGCCGCTCAGCCACGCCTTCTAGGCGGTGTGCGAGGTCTAGCAGCGTCCCCATTGCCTGTTCCCTGTTGCTGTTTTTGTCTGCCCTGCATATGCTTCATAAACGCATTATCAAGCGCTCTTATATGGTATAGCAAATCTTCATAAAGTTCGCCAGTCATATCATGCGCTACCGCGTATGTATGAATTGCGCTCCATGGGATAGGGGAGCAGCCTTGGAAGGCGGGCAGACGCTCACTGTCTAGGTCGTAAAACGCGGCGATGAACAACTCCCCTCCGGCAAACAGCCTAGGCTTGTTCGCAATCCGGTCTGGAATTGGTTCACCGCTACGTTTGATCTGGCGCAGAATGTTCTTCTCTATCGCGCCCATTTCGAGTTGATAGAGAAGAACTTCGGCTAGTTTTTTGCTTCAGCCTTGGTGTTTTTGATGCGGTAGTTCGTGGCTACAGCAGCGTCTTCGCGCAGCTTAGCGTAGAAGTCCGACCACTCAGGCGAACCGATAACCTCTTTGACGGCCTTCGGTGAATACTTCAGGTTCTTGCCGTCGTCTTCGGGCTGGAAGTTCTCCCAGTCGACGAGAACAGCATTGGCGAACACTTCAAGCAGCATCGCCTCGGCGACATCGTCCTCGACCGCGCCGAGGTCTTCGCTTTCGACGTTATACTTCTTCAGCGCAGCGCGAAACTGCTTCTGATACTCTTTGTTCACGGTAGCGGCGCGAGCCAGTTTGAACCGTGGAACGGTGCCGTCAGTGTTTTTCTCGAACTCGTGCCAAACACCGTCTTTGACGGCACTCATATCGTTTTTGTAGCGTCCCTTAAGCGACATGGGGAAGTCTCCTAGTTAGTTGTGGGTTGGGGGGTTGTTAATCTTATGCCATGGCGATCGTAGGCAGGTACGGGAACACCTCGATACCGAGAGTGTAACCTTCCGGGCCTTCGGACGCCTCTTGCGACAGCGGAACCGTGATGGGCTGGTCCTTCGTCACATTAACGCGGCCACCGCCTAGTGTCACGAGCGGCATGTCGTAGACGATACCGGCGTTATCTTTGGCGATAATCACGTCGATAGTCACGTCGGCGCTGTCACGAACAGCCTCAACAGCGGCTACGGTTGTGAAGAACGCAGTCACGTTACCGCTGACCATGAAGTCGCCGACCGTAACACCGATGCCGGACAATCCGTTGCCTACAGCTTTTACCACTGACGCGCCGTTGTTGATCGACAAGCTACCTTCCTGCACATAACCGAACAGCGGGGTCGGCTCTAGCGTGTCAGGATCAACAATGTTCATCTTCAGGCGGTAGACGTCTGTCGACGTGTTGATCGCTTCTTCCTTGGGCGCAGCTACGCGTGTGCCGCTTTTGATGCCCGTAGTGCCGTTGCGGAACGTGTGGTCCATGGCAATAAAGCCGAGGTCTGCTGTGATCTTATCTTCGGTCGGGATGCTGATTGACAGCGAGTTCGCGATAACACCTTCAAGGTACTCAGACTGCACACCGTTGTCGTCGTTGCCGATCTGGCGTTCGATCTGGTAGGTCCGGGTCTTGATGTTCGCGGGGAGGTCTTCGTTACGAAGGAACTTGCCGAAGAAGATACGGATTGTTTTGGAGCCGCCAGCATCGGTAACGAAGGTGGAAGTCACCTTGTCGAAAGTGATAGCGGAGGCGGTTACGGTCTTAACGCGGGCGTAGCCCTGTACACCGAACCGCTCGGTAGCCTCGTCGCCACCGATGAACACCCACTCACCGACCTGCAAGCCAAGCTCGGTCAGGTCTTTGGCAGTAGCGCCGAGAGTGGCGGTGCCAGCAGCAACCGTTAAGGTCGCATCGTCAGAGCCGAACTCGTGGCCGACAACTTCGATACGAGCGTCAGCGCCGGGAGTTTCGGCGGTCAGCGCCTCGACAGTCGTGACGTCAGTTGCGGTCGCGGATGCTACGACTTTGACGCCGTTGTTGGCGCTGGTCGAGAAGCCGGAAGCGCGAATCAAGTCGCCAGCCGCAAACACGCCTAGACCGCTCGCGGCTTGGTAGGCGTCGGTTGCGCTGTCAACAGCGGTCAGAGTAACAGCCGTACCGTTTAGCGGTTTAGTGTCGGCCTTCTCGTGAGCGTCGGCGAATACGAAGCCCTGTAACATGCGAGTCATGTTGCTTTTGGTGACGTCAGTGTTCAATCCACCTGTAGCGTCAAAGCCTGTGGGCGAACCCTTCTGCCGCTGGCGAGAAGCGTTGATCGGTGCGCGAGCTGTGGTTGTCACCTCACCGCCGAAATCGGGGTAAGAGTTAGGCTCCATGCCGTACCATACGGGCGAACCGGGCAGAACGGTCGGCGAATCTGGTTGTTCTTCTGCGTATGCCGCTGCGGTTACGTTACTGTCCAGTTTATTGACCATTGGTTGATCTCCCCATTTTAGCCTATGTCATCATACTCATAATCCGCCACAACATTCAAGCGATAAGCGTCGTCTTCAGGCGGAAGTTCGTTTATTCTCGCGTTGCGGAACCAAACACCGTTGGCTGTTTGCTTCCCGCGAAACGCGTTACGGGCCACTATAGCGAGTTTTCGCCCCTTGTCCATCGCCTGTGCGTCAGCCGTTGGACAAAATATCTGAACAAAGACTAGCCCGCCTGTGCGGTAGCGTTTCGTGCCGTTGTCGTTGCTGAGCGTTGTCTGTTCTTCGTAGACCGTCTGGATGGATACCCGGCACCAAAATACGTTCTGCGGCGGCTTGTCTGCTTCGACACCTTGCCAGCGAATTTCGGGGACACTGCCCACAATAGAGGCTGCTTCGGCCTGCCACGCCTCGTAGAACGCGCCGTTGATCGCGTCGACGGCTTCTGTGTAAGTAGCCGTCATACGTCAAACCATATCGTATATAGTATCGCATCGCCGTTCGGGGCGAGCTTGTCGATCTTCTGCACGCTCAGCGTCTCGCCGTCGCGTATGACGACGTCCTTAATAGCCGGGTCGAAGTCCACCGCACCCATTAGGCCGGTCAGGCTCCCGGTTGGAACCTCCGTACCGGTCAAGAGCCGGATAAACTCTCGATTGGTCTGGCTATCGGGGAGGAACACCATACTGACTGAATTGAACACATCGGCGGCGACGCCGGGTAGCCACGGCTTGCTGCTGTCGGCTGGCGCACCGTCGACAATCTGCTGCCATGTAGCGGACTGGCCCTGCTTGGCGATCAAGCGCTTGGCGGAAGTGATCTGGCGGTCGTAGACACCCATGTTACGCCCTCACGACTATAACGCCGAAACCGCCTTTGAGTAGCGGAGCAAGAAGCGCGTCTACTTTCCGCAACACAGGCCGACCACTCGTGGCGATCTTTTCGGAATAGGTTGTTTCGATGGGGCCGACCTTTTCTCGCACAACGAAGGCGTCGGAGCTGCGTACAGGAAGCGGGTCGTAGCCGTCTTCTATCGCCATAGCCAGCTCAATCTGAGCGTGCTTCAGCTCTTTCGGTACACTGTCTGAGTCGATCATAAAGCCGTCGATATACGCCTTAGAGCGCGGCCACTGAAGGCTTTGAGCGCTGTCTGTCTTATAGGAGTGATACCGTCCGCGAAGCGACTCTAGGTAGTCCATGGCGCGCAGTAGCTCTTGTTCGAGCACATCGTCATAAGCTGACAACTGGACACCGCGAGACTCAGCGTAGGCACGCGCCTCGACTAATGTGGCGTACGAATTAGCATCCGCGACAATACTGCCGTCTTCTACTGTCAGCGTCATGCTGAGTACCCCTGTTGTTTGATTAGTACGTCGAAACGCGTCTCGACGTTGTAACCGAGAACGTCGTTAGTTATCTCAGCTATCCCGATATACGAGCCGGGAGTCAGGGCTGCGGACTCAGCAGGCGTCAGTACGGCCTGAAACTTGCTCGACACCGCTGTCATCGCCTTCGAGAGCAGGGCGTCGTCTCCGAGCGTCTTGACGATTGCGAACGTACCGGCGTAGTTTGCCAGATCGGTTACGACGACGCCTGCGTTGGTGACGCTGACTGATACGACGTCGCTCGAATCTCCCTGATACAACTCTAGCGTGGACATCACCCTAACCCGTTTTTAATAAAAGTTACGCCTAAGCTATTGTCTACGACTGATACGTTGATTGCGTTCTTGCTTGTGTCGACCGTCAATGCCTGCTTCGCCATACTAACCGCAAGCCCGCTTCGTAGCAAGCTGCTTTCGATAGCAAGCTGCTTTCGATAGCGAGGTCCAGTTCGGCCAGCGTTATGATGCCTGTGGATGCGTGGCCTGCCGTAGCCGATGCCCCACCTCCGCTTAGACCCGCAGCGGATAGCGCATAGCGTCCAACAGCGGAACTCAGGCTTGTGCCTGCACTGAGGCCCGCTCGGTTTATCGCGACGGCAGGGTCAGCGGTCGCTATCGCCGTCCCTGCCGCGTTCCCGTTACCGGAAAACCTTGCAGCTCCCACTGCGCTCGCAAGGTCGATCGCAGCAGCGGAACCCATCGCTGCTGCTTCTGCGGCCCCCACCGCAGAAAGCGTTGACGAACCCACTGCCGTACCGACAATATTCACCGGCGTCGATTCGTCCCATTTAAGTCCGAGATATGTGTTTCGGTCTGCTATTTCGTCTTCAGTCAACTCGCGGTTGTAGACGCGCATTTCGAGCACGTCGCCGGTCCACGAGTCTAGGTTGTTGTCCGGCCCTGCCTGTCCGATGAACGGGAAGTAGTCGCCCTGCCCCGTAATAGGCATAAAAAAGTCTTCGCCGACTTTAGGGTCGAAGACGAAGATTAGCGTACAATTACTCGGTAGCGTCCCGGCTGTGAATACGCCGACCCGCATAGCGTCCGGCTGTGCTTGATTGAAGTCAAGCACCGTTTCGGGGAGGGTAACACTGTCGACAGTGGGCGCACTCGTTGTCGCTTCCGCAGTCGTAGCTAGACTGCCTTTGTCCGCCCATGCGGTAACGCCGCTGGCATCCTCGGTAAGCGTGGCCGGGTCGCGGGGACTGAACCAGACTAACGGGTTTAAGGCGGTGAGTGTACCATCGCCGGAGGCCATAAAGCGCCCCCTTAGTCTTCAGTAATGGCTGTCGAAGTAGTCAGAATCGGAGTTACGCCGCTGCTAACTGCAATCGTCGGGGCGACACTGCCGCTATAGAGAATCTTACCGGTCCCGGTAGCCGCTGTTCCCACACTGAAGTGTGTTATCGTTTCGCCGCCTGCTGTCGCCGCGCCAAACTCGATACGCTCGACGGGAGATACACTGTTATCGGTAACGGTCCAGCCTGCGTCCGACCGAACTACGTCCACGCGAGCGTAGCCTGGGTAGGTCGCCTCGCTGGTAGTTTGGTCGCCCGCTTCTCCGGGGTCAGCCGTGTGCAGCGCGACGTACAGATTGGTCAAAGCGCCGCTGGCTGCGTTATCAGCCAAACCAGCGATAGGCGTACCATTGAATATAAGCTTGAGAGGGTCGTTCTCGTACGTGTTACCTTTAGACATGACTGTCCCTCGTGATAGGAGAACGACCTTCTACGCGTCGATCTCAATTAGGCGGTAGGCGCGGTCCAGCCAGTTTTCTTAACTGCTTCGTCAGCGTCCTTCTTGGCCTTCTCAGCGGCTTCGGCTTTCGCCTTATCAGCGTCCTCGTCGGCTTTGGCCTGAGCCTTAGCAGCTTTCTTCGCGGCCTCGGCTGCTTTGTTCTGCGCGTCGATAGCAGCCTTTACGTCCTTCTCGAACTTCTCGAAGGCTTTCTCGGCAGAAGGCACGCCTTTGTAGTTCTTCGGCACTTCACCGATCACGCCGTCGCACGCTTCAGGTTTCTCGTCACTGCCCACAAACCGGGCGTTGCGGAAAGCTACGCTGGTGCCGTACTTCAGCGCTTCGGCCCGCTGCTCTAGCGTCGGGTTGCTGCCGTTAATGAAGAACAGGATCCGCGGTGTTTTGTGCATGGGGGTTCCCTTTCATTATAAGGGGCCGCCGGTGCGACCCCTTATATACGATTAACTAGTTAGGCTGCGACAACCTTCAGCAGTACGCCGGGGCCGTCTTTGTCGCTGGTGATATACTTGTCCCAGTTGGTCGAAGTAGCCAAAGCAGCGTCGTTCGGAGACTTACCGCCGTTGGTCTTGTCCCAAGCGTAACCTTTAACGCCGAGGTTGTAGGACCACTCAGCCTGATAGGTGCGAGCGATGTTTTCGTCACCGTTCGACGTCTCGTAGTTATCGTCGAAGTCGTTGTTCTGTTCAACGATAACGCCGGAGTTGGTCAGACCGATCGAGTAGTAACCGTCCGGTGTCGCTGCGGTGTCGATCAGCGACGGGCTGTCAGTGATAATCAGCGGACGTCCGAGGTGATCGGTGTTAACCACAACAGACTCGAACTTGAACAACTGATTCTGGTTCGCGAGGTTCTCGCCGATCAAATCGTGGTAGATGGTCGAGTGCTGCAACCAAGCCTGAATTGCCTGTGAGCGGTCGCCCATCAAAGCAGCGGCTTTGTTCATGTTGACGTAGCTGTTGGTGCCCGAAGTAGCGGTCAAGTCGAGCGTCATAGCTGCGTTCTGCGACATGGCAGCAACAGCGCCCATAATCGCGGTATTCAGCATGTCAGCCAGCATATCACCTGCGAGCTGAGAGCCAATAACGGTTCCGGCTTCTTCAGGGCTTTTCTGAATCCACGTGAACTGCGACGGGTTGACCTCGACAGGCGGAGTACCGCTTGCCACTTTGACCATCGTGTCGATGATGTGCGCGAGGTTCTTGGCAGTAACAGCGCCAGAACCGTAGGCATTACGCCGACGAACCAGACCGTCAATTTTCTGCCACTTAGCTACATCGCTGAAGTCGCCTCGCATATCACCAGCGCGTAGAATAACTGTGCCCTGTGATGCAGCGTTGAATTTTTCGATTTCCTGCGCGACCAGTTCGGTCATGCTGGAATACACGTACTCTTGGAATACGGTTAGATCGGATAGTGCCATTAGAGTTTACCCCTCGGTTGTGTTAGATGCTTTCTTTGCCTGAAGATGGCTAACGCGGTCTTTAATGCTCATTTGAGCAAAAGACTTTTGTTGACCATCAGCATCTAGGGGGGCACCGCCCTGTCCTGTTTGCGGATTGTCCTTGGAGGCACCGCCTCCGCTGGCTTTGTTGTCTGCCTTAAGTATAGTTGCAAAATCCTTGTTTGCAACAAATTCTTTCGACAAGTCGTCAACAGTTAGCGCAGACGGTTTCCCGGTAGCGTCAGTCACCTTCAGGGCAGGCGCATCACCGTCGAAGTCAACCGTCAAGCGGCTCTTGATGTGTGGAAGCAGTAGGGCGGGAGCGGTAGACAGTTTAGCCGCCAGCTTGTTCGCCTCACTGTCGATTAATGTATTGCGGATGAACTCGTCTTTGTTTTTAACGGTGCCGAGTAGGTCGCTTTCGCGTTTGTTGTACTTCTCGGCCCATGACCGTTCCAGCGCGTCAACGTCACCCTTCTTGCGTGCGTCGTCGCCGTCCATTGCGTCTAGCTTGGCCTGCAACCCGTCAGCCCGCTTCTTCTCATCCTTGCGTGCTTGCGCCTCGCGGTCTTTAGCGCGTCGCAGTTCTGCCGGGTCGTCAAGACCCTCTACTTGGAGATAGAACGCACCGTCGCGTTCTTTGTATAAGCCCTTGTTCTCGTCGGAGAGGGCGTCGTACGCGGTTTTATCGAGTTTGTATTTGAACACTTTGTTCTACCTTTGCCTGTGAATCACCGATTCTGCTTTCGTAAGGCACCGCCTCACGGAGCAAGTATGAGCCGAAGCTTATCTTTGAACTTCGCTAGAGTCAACGGCGAAACATCATTGAATTTTGATATATCGCTACTCTTGATGTTACCGGCACGCAAGCCAGACGCACGACGCGAACCGAGTATGTCATTCTGCACATCACGCGGCTGCTTCTTCAACCACGCGTAGTAGCTGTCCGGTATGTCCTCGTCGTCACGAATGAAGGGAACGGTCTTACTGCGGCAATTCGGATGGGCGGGCGGCAACGGACCCTTACCGTAGGCATACACCCTTTCATGGCGGGACCGGCATATATCTGACGTACGGCTGTCGAGTATCGCCACCCAACGATATTCGGCAAAATACTGCGAGGCCACTCGCGCTTGTACGATACCTGCTGCGTGTTGCAGAATAGTACCAACTAGTCCGCGTGCCCGATAGCCGAACTTGTTCACGACACCGTCTCTGTGGTTCAGGCGGCTTGTGCCTACGATTGAGCGCAGGGCGTCCCCGGTTCGGAGCTTGTTAGCATGGGCGCGGCGTACTGCGTTCTCTAGGTCGTCGCCCGCCGAGACAGCGAACAACGTGATGTACGCGTCCGGAGTTATACCGTTGGCGGGCATCGGCGATGACATGACACTGCGCCACAGCGCGGACAGCTTACGCGCACCGAGTAACGCCGCGAGAGCCGCAAGGGCCGTCTTGTCTTCTTCCTGCGTCTGCCGCATGATCTCGACATTCATCGCGGTATCGGCTTCGGTGAACCGGCGCAGGCTGTCCAGCACCTTTTGCGTGTAGACGGTGAAGTGTTTTTGCTGCGTTCGGCGCAGCCGACGAATGAGCTGGTTTAGCTGACGCCGAGTAAGCTGGCTCAGCTCGTCGTATTCGACATCAAGGAACACTGACCGCAGGTCACGGCGAAGATCAGTCATGACCGCGTCGAACTTGCGCCCCTCGTGGTCCTTCAGCCCTTCCAGATATATCTGGTGCCGCGTCAGGACGTCAAGCAGCCGGGGGGCGTCAGTCTTCGTCACCACTGCCGGTCGCCTCGCGATCTGCGGTCGGCAGGCTCGCTAATTCTTGGTCGATCTTCTCGCGCGCCTCGTCGTCCGGCATGGTAGCGATACCGCTCTTACGCAGACTGGTCCGCACTTCCTCCCACGACAGCGCGCCAGTCTGCCATTCTTCGATAAGCTGGCGACGGTCTTCGGAGGACATCTTCGCGATGTCGAAGTCAGTATTCAGCTCGAAGCTGCTTTTAGCCTCGCTGACGCCCATAAAGCGTGCCGCCCAATCTAACCCCCAAGTGAGGGCCGCAGAGACGTTCTTAGCTGCCGAGGCGAGCACCGAGGACTGTGTCGTGTGGTCGATGTTAGCCTCGCTGGCTGTGCGCGTCACATTACGCTGCTCGACCAGCTTTGCGCCCAAGGCGACCATTTGCTTCTCTTTATGCTGCATGGCCTCGAACGGCATAGAGTTCGGCTCGGCCTGAAGGAGCTGTGCATCGGAGCCTTCCGGCAGACAGATAGCCGTTCGAGCGCCGAGGGTCACAACACCCTTCAGCACATTGTCAACCCAGTCCTCAGTGAGTCCTGTGAACACCGGAGTCGGCTGGCCGACAAGGAAGCAGCTTTCTTCGTAGTCAGCGGAGTTCCGGTAGTGTGCGATGTTTAGCGACGCGATGTCATACATCGGCGGCTCGTCGACGCGATGGTCGTTGTTGGTGGCACCGATGAACGTGAACGGAATCTCTGTAAGGGGCTGGCCGCTCGCGTCTCGCGGTATGTGTGTCGTAACGGCTGCGGCATTGAAAGCGTCACCGCGCCATATTTCTACCTGATACACCCCGTCACCGTTTAAGCGTAGAACGCGCCACTGGTCGCGTTCTTTGGCCTCGAACCCATCGTCCGCGACAACGTATGTTTCCTTCAGCACCACGAGCGAGAGCAGCTGTCGTCCGCCGCGCTTAACGGTTCGCCAGTTGATGACCTCCCACGGCTCGTACAGGGTCAGGGTCGGGCGTATCTCACCGGACTGCTGCTGCGCGATGGTAAGCTCGCCTTCGACGTCCGGGTAGTCAACCAGCAGCCCCAACCGACCGTAGCCGAGTGCGCTGTTCACAGCCGCCTTCGCCTGCTGGACCAGACCAACACCGCTGCCGTCTGCGTCCTTAAGCAGTATGTTAAGTTGATCGGGTATCTCGACCACCGGCTGACGGACAAAGATTTGCCCACACAAGCCGTCAAGGGTCCGCTTCGTCACACCGTAGAAAGTGGCGCGGTCGATATACGACTGGTAGCGTGCTGACAGCGTGGTAGCGTCCTCGCCGGTCGTCGGCTTCGGTAGATACGTTGCTGTTTTCTTCTTGACACGAAGTTCGCCGCCAAGGCAGTCGCGAATAATATCGTAGCGCTGCTTAGCTTCTCTCAGCTCAGGCCGCATATAATTGACGTGACTCGCCATTCTAACCTACCTTGCGTGGTTGACTTTAATCTTCTTGGCGATGCGGTTGCTGCCGCGTAACACGCGATAGCGCACCATATCATAAGGATGATCTTCTGCGTCCGTATCGACATCGTCTATCTTCACATCGTCACGCGGTAGCGTCGGAAGTGTGTTGATGGATGCGACGCAGGTACGCATAAAATACAGCCCCGGCCCTTCGCCGCGAATACTAGCTTCTAACCGTTCGCGAATCAACTCTAATCCGTTGATGCGAGAGCCGGGGGACTTGTCGCTGTCTGTCCAGCGAATGCCCTTCTTTGCCATCTTCTGTTCGATGGTGTCGACGTCGGACTCGCGCACGTCGCGAATCTGGTTATCAGCAGGACCGGCCCACGGCTTCTTGTCTATCCACTTCTCGCGGATAAGCATATTCTCCATTTCGACGATGCCGCTGGCTATGTCACCTGCGGACAGCTTCAGTCCCTCGTTCGTCCCGATTTCCTTCGCGCCGTACCACTCGTAAATTTGCAGGAGGGTTCCGGGCGGAGGGCAGAACTTGCGTATTGAGCCGTCGCGTTCAATGATCTCGGCTTCCTCGCCATTTGCCTCGGCCCACCACCCAACGGAAAACGGGTGCGAAGACCCCCAGTCAAAGGCCCGATCGACGTGCCACGCGGCCGGAATCCGAAAACGGGGCAGTACATGGACGTTGCGGTTCCAGACATCGTCCAGCGCACCGCCCGCAACAATATCCCAGTCACCGCGAAGCCAAGCGGCCCGTTTGTTCTCGTCCTTAATTCCTTCCAGTTCGGCGACGTATTCGGGCGACAAATAAATGTTCTCACGGTACGAACCAAAGATCGCAACTTGCTTTCTGACGACATCTTCTTCCTTCTGTGTACGGGGGTTGAACACACGCGTCGTAGTACGCACGACCTCGCCGTAGGCAGCAGCGTCGATAAACCGACGCTTGACCCATCCATGGCCGGGGCCGAACGGGTTGGTGGTCGAGAATACCTCTAGTGGAATCTCAGGCAGCGGCTTGCCGTCGGGCGTGTCGTAGCGTATGAAGTTGCCGGACGCGTCGACAAGCTTGGGCGTGTCTTTCTTCGGCAGGAACGACGAGCGGTTCGTCGACATCATGTCATCGTACAACTTCGACGTCGGGTATTTCGTTAACTCGTTCCAACCGAGGAAAGGAAACTCCTGTCCATGATAGTTCCAGTAATCGCCGTCTTTCTTGGCGACGCGGAACATAAGCTCCTCGCCAGTCGGCCACACCCATTTGTAGTCTTTCGCGGCCTCTAGGAACTTGGCACCGTCGCCAAACCGGCTGAACCAGCGCTTCGATTTCGACACCAAGTCATCAAGGTTCTTGTACTCTCGGTCAAAGATCGCACCACGCCAGTAGGAGCCGTAGCCGATGCCCACACGGCGGCGGAAGCGCATAAGTTGTGTGTCGGTCTTGCCGGGGCCGCGAGCGCCGGTATAGAGTGTATGATGACAACGCGTGTCCAGCGCCAGCTCTTGCGAGCTGTTGGGTATCGGCTCCCATACGATGTCAGGGGGATGGCCGTTGTGACCGACACCGGCCATCCCGCTACTCTGTTGGTCTTGGGGCATACGCTTCTTCCACCAACCGCGCCTGCTGCGACGCCGCTCGGTGCTCCCACTCGTCGTCGGAGCCTTGGCTGTTCACCACCATGACTTTATTGCTGGTTAGATTATTGTTGATGATAGGACCGGCACCCTTCTCGATGTGCCCCTGAATATCGCCGAACAGTCTGTAGGCCCGTAGGCGCTCGTCAGCGTTATATTTCTCATTCTCGGCCATGGTCCACACGGCACGAGCCAGATCGCCCTTAGACGGCAGGAAACCCGTCTCCCCAAGCGTCGCCATGGCCTCGGCCTGATACTTTTTAACTTCCGGGTCGTTGGGCCACCGGGACGTGACCATTAAGGCCATTCCGGCATTCTCAGGGAATACCTCAATCGCCGCTTTGAACGGGTCGTTGGGATTGCGAAGCAGCTCTAAGGCGAAGTGCTTCTTCCGGTCAAGGGTGGTTTCAATCTCGTTTGACATTTAGATTTGTAATGGCCCTGATAAGATCGTCCATTCTCGTCTCTAGTTTATTCATGAAGCTTTCGATACGCACGATATGCTGGTCGAGGTCGTCACGACGGACGAACCTGTCTTGGACACTGTTTATTCGCGTATGGAGACGGTCTGTCTCGTCCTTAATCATGCGTTGAACATACCTGTCGCGTGCGACCAACCCGCCTATAACCGAGACGAGTGTCAGCAACGCGACAAAACCCGCGATGATGATTTCTGCTTCTGTACTCACTACTACTACTCCTCCCCACACACCGCGCCCCACGCTGCGTTATGGCCTACTATCTGACGCCGTGTTTCCGGCGTGTCGTGCTTAGCGTATGTTATTGGAGAGAATGCGGAGCACGCAACGCGTGACACCAACTCAGATACAGGTAATTTCTCAGTCCCGCCGATAGGGGTCATCATCGTCTGGCACGCCGCCAGCATCGTCAAACTTAGCAACAGCAGCAGCGCGTGCTTCCTTAGCTTCAGTAATGATCGCATGACTCGCTCCCAAACTCTCTTTAACAAGCATTGCTCGACCTGCCTCGATAAGCTGACGCTCTTTGAGGTAGTCTGTAAGGTTGCCCGCTATCTTAAACAGGCCGAGCAATAGATTAATCCAGATCATCAAACTTACTTGATGTCAGGCACTTTGAGGCCGAGAACCGCGAACAACTTGTACGCCATACGTACAATCTTATTGTCGGCGTCGGTGGGCGTCAGTTTGGCGATTCGGTCGAACAGCAGCACGAAAGCCACCACGATACCGGCGAGTGCGCCGTAGTTGCCTGTCAACCAACCGATGATAGAAGGTTCGGCATCGACGTCGGCCACGACCTCTTGTGCAAACGCGATGATAGGAAAAAGCGCTACAGAAAAGACTGCGACGACAACAGCGAGAGGTGATTTAAACATGATGGTCCCCTATGACTCATTTTTTGATACTTCGCCGTTCGAGTCTACGACCGGCAATGCGCCAAAACCGACGACCGGGGGTAGCTCGTGCGACTTGGGCCAACGATACGACAAAACTCTGTTCGTCGCAAACGGTTTTATGTTCACTTCGTCACTTTGATTACCACCAAGTACCATAAGGTTTCCAGACTGATCTTTGCCTACAACGAATCCGACATGCCCGGACCAGCCGTCAGGCTTGCCTCGCCAGAACGTCACGACAGCGCCAACAGCAGGACCAGATAGGGGATGACCCCATTTCGTGTACGAGCGTGCCGCAGCGGATAGCGTAGACGGGATACCGGAGTCCTCTAGGATACCGCCGACGAATGCAGCGCACCACGCAGTTTCGTCGTCGCGTATGCTGGATTTGATGCGCTCCCACCAATGCAGAATCATAGGGTGGTGTTTCGCGCCAGCCGTTTCTTTAACAGCCAGTGCGGAGTGTGCGAGTTTCAACCAGTAGGGCTTTTCCATGCGCGGAGTGTAGCGCAGACCAAAGAAAAAGGGAAGCCGGATTAGGGCTTCCCTTTGAGTTGCAGGATACGTCGCGAAGTTAGCCTTCCTTGGGCGGATCCGCGCGTACGATGAAAGCTCCATCGGACGGTGCAACTACGTTACCAAAAGTCTGGCCTTCGACGGCACGTACAGTACGGAAGTAGCGACGCGGTGTAAAGTCTTTATAGCGACGGTTGGCGCTAGAGATAGTTGACGCCAGCGACTTCTTAGGGTCGGGGCGTTCTTCTGAGGCCGGTACGAAAATGGACTCGTTGATGTCCAACTTCTCGTAGGGATAGCGACTACCACCACCGCTTACCCGCATACTCTTTTCGGGCAGCTCGAAGCCTTTGAAGGACTGGTAGCCGTTGATGTGCCCCTGACCCGCCTCGGTCGTCTGAGCGGGCTGCTCAGGCGTCGGAGTCGCTGGTGCGGCAGCAAAAGCCGGGGCAGGAGCCGGAGCTGCCTGCGGGGTCGGAAAGGGAGGCTGCACCGGAGCCGCCGGAGCCGCCGGAGCCGCCGGAACGGCAGCAAAAGTTAGACCGGCCGGAGTAGCGCGGTAAGCGATATTGCCGGTAGTGGGGTTGACGATAGCAGCGTTGCCCTCTACCAGACCACCAGCCGTTAGATTGGCGGTATCGGCAGGGCTGGCGTATACACTTCCGCCGTTGTCAGTAGCTTCTGCGATAGTACGCAGTAGCTCTTTTTCATTATCGTTTAGGTCGTACATTGCGGGTTCCTTGGTTGGTTAAAGTAGTGGGGTTGGACCCTGACGCTTATCGCGTCAGGTATTCGCTGTCAATGGCTGTCAAACCAGTCAACAGGGAATTGCGGGTGGTGGGCTGGATGCCCGCCTTGTTGCAGATAGTAGCGAAGCTTGCCCGTAGCCTGTTGCCAGCTGTAGCACACGACGACTTGGTTGTGATACAACAACAACCACTCGAACCGCTCACGCTGGACAGGGCGTACGCCGCCGCCGGGCTTCTTCATTTCGATGTAGAGCGAGTGGTACTTCCCGCAGCCTACAGGCAGGTGCAGATCCGGGGTTCCGGCTTTGACGCCCTCGGCCTTCAGCTTCGCGGCCACCGCTTTATTACGCTCGCCACCGTTGGGGATAGCATATAGCGTTTCGAGCATGGGGAGCCGCAACTCGGTTCCGTATTCCTGCTCGGCGAACTCGCGGCCTCCCTTTTGGTAGCAGCGGTCGTCAAATGCGGCGTGGATGCCATGCTTCGCGGCCATACTACACCATGCGAGAAAAGCGCGTTGGTGGGCGTGCTCGGTGCCGCTCTTGGCTAGCTGCTCAGGTGTCATGTCGGTCACTCCATTCTGTCCACACGGTCTCACAGATAGCGCAGATGAGGCAGTATCCAAAGAAGCCGCTGATTTGGAGCCACGCAGGCCACGCTGTGCAACATGAATCCGATGTCCCAAGTGACGAACGCGCCGAGCAGCCAGAAAAGGGCGAGCGCTGCAAGCGCTATTAGGAGAAAGCGGGTCATTCGATCATCTTCCATTGGCGGTAGCCTTTAATCACGGTTTGACCGCCTTCGCTGCCGTTCTTCAGGATGCGCCGACCGGTCAGGCGGACAATCGACCGCCAGCGCCTGAATCCGATCACGCGAACCCGGACACCGTTGCTGTCTTCCAGAATAGTCCCGATCTCGTATTCGCACAGCTCCTTGGCGAGCCGTTCATTCAACTCGGCGACACGTTTACGACGGACGTCTAAACCGGCCTCCGCCTTATCTAATTGCGCCCGGATAGCGACGACTTCCTGCTCGTTGATTTCACGTTTAGGCATGGTGGGTTCCTCTAAAGCGACTCGAAGAAGTGGGTTACATCTTCAAAGGTTGTTTTAACATTTAAGGTTGCGCCGGTAAAGAGATGAAATACGCAACCGCTATCCGTTTCTTCTACGTGCGCGACAGCCGATACGTCGATCAAAGCGCGACGGGTTTTACCTACGGCCGTGCCGACATGGACCTCGACAGCCATCATTATTGCGGGCGGAACCCGGTCAGGTACAGGCTTCGCTCCGTCTTTTACGATCTCTATGGCGGTTTCGAGCGCCGTTAGTTTGTTCGTTACATCATCCACTACGGATTGCCCGAAGGTCAGGACATCGAGCTTGCGCCCCAGCTGCTCTCGGGTTTCGCGTACTGACTCCGCTAGGCCGGTTAAGTGATGGAGTATTTCTTTGTGTTCCATTGTTAGTCTTTCGTTTAGGGTTCGTGTTAGTGGGTACATCGTACGTTATACGACGGTGGGTTTAGCGTGTCAATGCTTTATACGACATAGGCGTTAGATGTACGATGTCTTTTACCCTCCCCCATCTCTATTTTTGTCGGGGGGTTGCAAGATTCGTGCCATACAGCTAGGGGGTGGGGGGGTGTGTAAATAAATATACTTTGTGCTTGACACTATATGTAGTGTTGTGCGCGCTAGAAATACGGTAATCGTACTAACCTATTGATACTACGTAATACGTCATTTTCCATAATAAAGGTTATGCGATTATTGAGCCGTAGTTCAACACAGTTCATCATTAAATATGCCTACACGACAGGTAGTGCTTGGCAGAAGGACGAAGAACCGCTAAGCGTAGCGGTTTATTAATTCGGAATTAAAATACGATGATACCTTAACTTACTATAATATATATATATATAATGAATATAATAAATATAATGAATATAATAAATAATTGTCGTACTCGACGAAGTTCAAATGAACTGTCACTTCGTACAAATTAGTTCAAGTGACAATTCAAGCAATAGTTCACGCGAGTACGACTCCTGAGATTGTGTCTATATTCCATTTTCATTAAACTCATTAAACTTTCGCAGATGTCGTTGATATATATAAGGAAAAAGCCATTATGAGACCATTATATTTACCCGTGATCGAATTAATAGACGGCCAAAGATAGCGAGTCAAAGACAGCCTAACGCTAATGTCGTACTGATAGAGCTAACAACGTAATACGAATTAAACAACTAAGTACTACTGAACACTATTGACACATAAGGAACTATACGTATAATGGAATCATACATAAGAACACAACGTAATAAGGAACTATGAACATGCACACACCACAGCTTAACAACATGAACCGTAAGCCAGACAGCAATCTTAGCGTATATGTAGTAGTTGCGGCATTCACACTTGTAGGCATTATCGGTTTATGGCTCGGCGCTAGAGACTTTGACGAAGCACTAGCGAAGTGTGAAACTAAACACAGCAGGGAGGTGTGTCTGCATACGTTGCGACCGTGAAGAACATAAGAGACACGTTAAGCACAATAGAGAAAGATGAACTGCTCGAAGTAGTCACGCTATATGGCAGGTACTATCAAGAAACAACTAAGAACCAACAAACGCCATTGAACTTTGCGCAATGGTATACGGAAAGGAAGAAGAAAGATGGACAATAAAGCCTACAAAGTGATTAGCGCGTTTGTCGACAACGGGGCGGAACGCGAAATAGCACGCAGTCTAGACACTGTTAACAATAGGTTATGCGACGGCATAACGCAAGGCACCTTGCGAGACAGTAACGGCAACACAATAGGCAAGTATATAAGCTCTCTGCCGCGCCACTGCCGGTCGAGAACA